AGGGCTGTCAATTACCTAGCTGGTAAAATTAACCCCCATGAAATCGGCATATATGGGGGCTCGAGTGGCGCATACAGACCAAAAGACCTATCGACGTGGCCCAGGCGGCGTGCAAGACGCTGCGAATGACATCGCCAAGATGCTCTACAAAAAATCGCCTGCTAAGAAGCCAAGCAAGAAGGCCAAGTAATTGGCAAAGCTGGACGGCCTGCTAGATGTAGCTAAAGCCGCGGCACCGGCAGCCGTTGGCGCTGGACTTCTGGCTGCGCCGGAAGATGTGCAGGCAATGGGCTTATACAACACTGGCGCTAGTATCGTTCGCCGCAACGCAGATGTTGCGACGCGCGACATGTCGCAAGAGCGTGGCGGCAATCGCGGCGAAAGAAAAATGGCTACGCGCGTCACGCTTTCTGGCGCTGAGAAAGACGCCATACGAGCATCTATAAAAGGCAAAAAAGTAAACGAGCAGGCAGCATTTAGCGTTGCTCGAGAATGGAAAAAGCGTCATCCAGCATCTGATTGGTCGGTGCCCAACATTACTGGAATGGAGGTCGGCGACAAAGGCGAGTTGAAGTTAAAGTTTCAAGCGCAGCCTTATGCCTACAACAAAGATCGCAAAACCGGCAAAGAAGTTGCGCGCGGTTCAGCGCAATACAATCGCATCGTCGATAATGTTGTTGGCGAAATTAGCGACATAGCCAGACGCGCTCAAGCTGGTGATGTTGACGCCCAGCGAGTAATGGATAACGCCGGCTGGTATCAAAACGTCGAGCGCCGATTGCGAACCGAGTACGGGACGTTTTCGCAAATGATGGGCGACATACTCGGAGCAACGAGCCCCAACACGCCGGTCGGCACCAACTTTAAGTTTAGCCAGGACATTTTACAGCGTGCTACGCGCGGTGATTTTGATGAACTGATGAATGGCTTCGCTGATCAGCTAGATCGTCGCTATGCGCTACAAGATCAAGCCGCTGCGTATCTGCAAGCACAGAAAAAAGCTGGTCGCACAATCAAGGCTGCCAAGTTAGACCCTAAATACGTTCGTATGGAGGACGAGGCAGCAGCAATATCGCGTTCTCTGCGCGCAAACGAGAACACTATAAAACAGCAGGCCAGAGACCAAAAAACAGGGGAACTGAAAAACTACGGACTCAATAGTTACAACTCGATGATTGCCTTGGCTGATCGCTGGCGTGTTGTGAGAGTAGGTAGCGCGCCAAAAGCAAAAAACTTTTCGGGGAATCTTAGCGGCAGAAGCCAGCAGGCAACGATAGATGTTTGGGCTGCGCGAAACTTGCGCCGCCATTCTGGCCGCAAGCCCGTCCCAAGCTCTGCTGAAGCGACTGTGACAGGCAACGTGGTTGACGCTGAAAACTTTCGCAACAGCTTAGAGTTTGGCTTTGGCCAAGACGTTTTGGCCGATGCAACGGTGCGGTTGAATAATGAACTTGGCATGTCATTAGAGCCGCGCGACTTGCAGGCTCTGCAGTGGTTCGCCGAGAAAGACCATTGGACTCGAAACGGTTGGACGAGCACCGCTGGCGAAGGCGGCTCGTTTGAAACAATGATGGATGCTGACCCCGTCGAGTCGATGATGTTGGGCCTTAGCCGCGAGCAAAACAAAAAATTCCAAGGAAATGATTTTGTACCGACGCCTGCACAATCCCAGGTTACGGCGCAGCAGATCGTTTCATATGGCAAGCAAGATCCTGATGTGCGAGCCGTTAAAGGCGCTCCGACTTTAGGCGCTTACATGGAAGACCCAGAAACGTCGATGGATATTGACGTTGTAACGACGCAAGACACATTGCCGACCAGCATACTCGATGCAGCCGCCAAGCAAGCGGTCGAGGACAAGCAAGATTCTTGGTTTGTGGCCCGCAGAATCGATGACCAGGTTGGTTTGAGCTCACCAGAAATGTTCAACGCTGGCAGCGAGGTGTATTTCAAAGACGGTGTTGCTGCAGACGATCCGCTGATCTCAAACATACAAAAAGATTTGAATGCACAGGGCATACCCGCGTATACGATGATCGTTGATCCTCGGGATGCAACACGGGTTGTCGGGCTGCGCTTTTTAGACATCCCGCAGTTTGTTGATGCTGAAAAATTCGCTAGAATGTCACCTGATGAGTACCGCAATCATGCGACTCAAACTTTAGGGCAATTCGATGTCGTCAGCAGAAATCTCAAGTCTAAGTACCCACAGATACAAGCGGCGCAGCCTTCGTTCTTCGACGTTAACGTCAAGTCGGGAGCACAAACTAAAGACTATGTTGCACAACTGCAGGGTGCAGAAAGAGACCCTGACGTGCTCCATCAAGAGTTCTACGGATTCAAGCCTGCTACCACCCGTTTCAGGGAGTTTAGTGGGGAGGCTAGACCGTATTATCAGGGACTGCGAGCGAGCCCTGATAGAAATCAAAGAGCAGCAAAAGGGCTAACTGCCGGCGGTCTTTTAGGCGCTGGCGCGAATGCAAATGCGTTAGGCCCATTCCCAGAATTCTCTGAACCATCATCAGCTGAGCTTTTTCAGCAAGGCGTCCTTGGCGGCGCTGACTTCCTAGCAAATGCAGCAAGCGGGCTCGTTGAGCCGCTTATGACTTCTAGCCTGGTCATGCAACAAGCGCCGTTGCCGGTCACAACGCCTCAGATGGCGCAAACGCAGCAGCAGGCTCGATCCGCATTTGACTACCAGCCACGCACTGACATTGGTCGACAAGCCAGCGAAAGCGCACAGCGCGCCATAGGTGGCGCTTTGGCTGCGCCCATGTCTGCAGCTGGCAGCTTGCTAGAACCCCTAGAACCCATTGCCGATATGGCCCGCCAGTTACCGCAGCGCGCCAGATTAGTCGGTCAATCCTTATTGGATATTTTCTAATGGCCGAACTATACGACGACGAAGAATTCATTGAAGAAGACATGGGCATGGACGCAGAAGAGGTTCAGGCCGCTATCACGCTTGCCATCGAAGATGCCGTGGACTTTATCGACAACACCATTTCGCCCCAGCGCGCAGAGGCAGCCGAGTATTACGCCGGCGAGCCCCTGGGCAACGAAGAAGAGGGCCGCAGCACCGCGCAAACGATGGACGTGCGCGACACTGTCCAGGCGATGCTGCCGTCTCTTATGCGCATTTTCTGTGGCTCTGACCACGTTGTGGAATACGCACCTACTGGCCCAGAAGACGTGGAGATGGCCAAGCAGGCGACTGATTATGTGAATTACATACTCAATCAGGATCAAGACCAGAGCTACATTGAGATCATCTACGCGACCATGAAAGACGCGCTGGTGAAGGGCTCTGGCTTTATCAAGTATTGCTACGACGAGTCTGAGAAGACGCAGAGCTACGAGCTCGATAACCTGGACGACCAGGCTTTGGCTGCGCTTAACAGCAATCCCGACGTTGAGATCGACATGCTGAAAAGCATGACGTCGAGCGACAACCCAGAGGCGATGCACTCGGTTCGCGTCACGCACCGCAAGAAGGTTGGCAAGATTAAGGTCGAGTCGGTGCCCCCCGAAGAGATCGTCATCAACCGCAATGCCCGCGGCCTGGAAGATGCTGACCTGGTCGCGCACCGCGCTTATCTGACCATCAGCGACATGGTCGAGCTTGGCTACGACGCCGACGAGATTGAGCAATACGCCACCACTAGCGATACAGACTTCGAGCTCTTTAACGTCGAGGCCCGCGAGCGCTACCAGCAGAGCTCGTTTGAAAACTCTGAAATGGTGCGCCGCGTTCTTTACGTCGAGGCATACGCCAAGATCGACACCGACGGCGATGGCGTGGCCGAATTGCGACGTATTTGCTGCGCTGGGCCTAATTACGAAATCTTGCGCAACGAGCCGACCGACATGGTGCCGTTCGCGTTCTTCTGCCCAGATCCAGAGCCGCACGCGATGTTTGGCATGTCGATCGCCGATCTGACAATGGACATTCAGCGGATCAAGACTGCCGTGTTGCGAGCAAGCCTCGACAGCCTGGCGATGAGCACGCACCCCAGGGTGGGCATCGTCGAAGGCCAGGCGAGCCTGGAAGACGTGATGAATAACGAAGCTGGCGGCGTGATTCGGATGCGTCAGCCTGGTGCCGTTGTGCCGTTCAATTTGCCCTTCGTTGGCAAAGAAGCCTTTCCCATGCTGGATTACCTCGACCAGATGCGTGAGAACCGTACAGGCGTCTCTAAGGCGGCTGACGGGCTCGACCCAAGCGCATTGCAGAGCAGCACGCTTATGGCCGTACAGCAGACCATAGGGGCCGCTCAGCAGCGCACTGAGATGATTGCCAGGCTGTTCGCCGATGGCGGCATGACGCGGCTCTACAAAGGCTTGCTTCAGCTGATCATTAAGCACATGGACAAGCCGCGGATGATACGTCTGCGCAACACGTTTGTGCCCATGAGCCCTGATCGCTGGAATGCCGATATGGACGTTGTCAGCAACGTGGCGCTCGGCAAGGGCGGCGACGTAGAGCGCATGCAGATGCTGCAGCAGATCGCAGACAAGCAAGAGCAGCTGCTACAGCAGCTGGGCCCAGAGAATCCATTGGTCAGCGTTGAGAATTACTACCAGACGCTGGTGCAGATTCTGGAAGTCGCTGGCTTCAAAGACCCGCAGCGATTCTTCAAAGACCCAAGCCAGCAGCCTATGGCACCTGCGGAGCCGCCAAAGCCAGACATCAACGAGCAGCTGATCCAAGTCCAGATGGCCGAGATCAACGCGAACATCCAGAAAAAGCAGGCTGAATTGGAGCTTGAGCGCGAAAAGATGCAGCGCGAAGACGACCGCCGGCGCGACAAAGACGAGGCCGACATTGTGCTCAAGGCCGCGGAAATAAGCGCCAGGTACGGCGCGCAAGTTGATGTCGCTGGCATTCGCGCCAACTCAGATCGCGACCGCGAGCTCGTAAAGCAGCTGGCCGCTCAACAGCAGGTACCGAATGGCCCTATCGCCTAATTCACTTTTGAACATTCAACGCTTGGCGGACGACGAAGACTTCGCCGAGCTCATCAAGATGCTAAGGCTCGATTACTTCGAGCAATGGTGCAAGGAACGTGACCCCGCGATGCGGGAGCGCTTACATCAAAAACAGGAAGCACTCGACGACATTGTTGTGCGGATGCGCGCAGCAGCCGACGAGATTGCTTTCGCAAAACAGCGGAATAACTAATGAGTGATAAAATAGATACACAAGAAACCCCATATATGGGGGGCACCTTGGGCGACGCCCAGGCTGCTATCGCTAAATTGATGGAACCCGCAGAAGGGCAAGCCGA